AATAAATACTAGAATGGAAAAAACGACAAGTGGACAAAACCTGCAGACAATTTGGGCTGACGCTAAAAATACACAAAATACACAAAATAATAGCGTCAGCCAACAAAAAGTAACATTTAAACCTGCTATAACTAAGTCATGTGGTGAATATTGTAATGACGAAGCTCCAGACAACCTGCTGAATCCGACGGCTGACGCTGAAATGTTACAAAAAAAACAGTCAAATAAAAGTAAAATAATTGAAAATCATGATAATACAAGCACTAAACAATGTTACGAAAATATAGATTCTCCTGAAGCTCTCCTATTCGACTGTCTGACTCCCTCTAATATCAGTTATTTATTAGAAAATCAATATGAATCAGGAAGTTTATCAGACGAAGAATATAGAGTAAATGGTAGTGTAAGCAGTAATCCTCCCGGATATAATAATTCTAACAATTATTACAATAATTTTGAAGCTCCACCTGTTATGAATGCAACAGCATCACATCATCATAGTCCTAATAAATTATATACTACAAAAATAAATAATCGCACCAAATCTCATAGAAGAAGCTATAGACCTATTCAGCATTACGAAGAACATAGTTTTGAAGAAGAGGAACATTATTGCAAGTATTGTGGTCAAATATTCAAACATCGTCAAAGTAAATGGAAACATGAGAAAAAATGCACAAAAAAAAATGTATTGGCAAATAAATGTAGCAGATTAGAGCAACAAAATAAAGAAAAAGACAAAGCAATAGAGGTTTTAAAGGCTCAAATGGAAATAATTATGGAAAAAGTCGGTAGTCAAGTTCATAATCATAATACTACTAATTACACCATTAATGTAGTATTAAATGCCTTTGGAAGTGAAACAACAGATTATCTAACTGGTAATAAAGTTAGACAAATTCTTCAACAAGGCGGAGCTATTGATAGTATTCCACGATTACTTAAAGCGATCCATTTTAATGACGATCATATTGAAAATCAAAATGTTATTATCCCTAGTAGGAAAGATAATGTCGCCAAAATTTGGGATGGACATAAATGGGTTCTCAAAGCTAAAGAAACAACAATTAACGAAATGACTGATAAGGCATACAATCTAATTAATGAACATTATGATGAGGGGAATAAGCAATATGATGATTTTACAGATAGATATGCTAACAACGATAAACTGGTTAAGAAAAGGATTACACAAGATACAGAACTAATGATTATTAATAGTGCTAAAAATTCACAAAAAATGCTTACTCAGAGCTAATGTTATACCAGTCTTGAAAAAAAATTTGATATTTTAAAAATATAATAAGTGTTGATTATTCCAAGTTCTAAGACTATTGACAATGTCTCTTCCTACCGCCTCCCAACTCACCGCGCTTTACTCGTCTTTCTGTAAGACTGATAATACAGCATATTTTAATAATTCTAATCGTATAGCACATAAACTTAGTATTATCTCTGCGGAGGTTGATGACATGGTAAATCATCCTGTTCATCCACACGATACAATGCATCCTCCAAATAATTTGTCCTACTACACTAAACACGATAATTATCATGATCCAACAAGTTGGGACGAGGATTATGATGAGTATAATGACGGATATCCATCTGATGCTGAGGATATCGACGATTGTACGGTTTCAAGTGACGACGAAGATAACTATGACTAAAACAAAATTAAAAATTTGAAATCTTAATTTTATTTTAAACTTTGGTAAATTCTATAATGGTAACTAAATCAATTGTACCAGTAAATCCTACATCAACTAATAATGGAACAAATGATACAAATTTAAGTAGTGTGGTTATTAATATTCCATTTCCGAAAGAAAGAATGAAATCTGATAAATATAAAAATTGTAAGAATGATTGGTTATATTTCATAAATTACATTACTAAATATGTAGCTATCTTCTTTGTGTTAAGTTTTATTGGAAAAATAGGAGCTAAGTTTATATATTGGGCAAATGAAACAAATGATTGGAAATATCCAGATGGTTGGGATTGGGGAGATATTAGTAGTCTTATATTTCTACAAGCATTTATTGGTATACTAATTGTAGGCCTATGTATAGGTTGTTGTGTAAAACAATAAATTTGAAGTTGAATATGTTATTTTTTATGTCAAAATAATAAAATGTCTGGAGCAATATTAAGATACTTTTTAGATATTATAAGTGAAAGTATAAGTGAATTCTTTAGGTATAATTCTACAATTAACAGAGAACCTAATGAAAAAGATGAATTAACAGATAATCTAAAGACATGTAAATTTACTAAATCAAATGACGAAGAAGTGGTGTGTCCTATATGTTTAGAGGAATTTAATGAGAATGAAACTGTTATAGAATTATCATGTAAACATATCTTTCATAAAGATTGTATAAAAAAATGGTTCGAAAACAATCATTCCTGCCCTACTTGTAGAAAAAAAATAGATTTGAATTCTGACAATAACGATAATACTAGTGATATATTTGGAAATTGGATAAATACCTTTATAAATTCTATAACTAATGAAGTAAATAATAATAGAATAAATGATGTTCTTGGAGCAAGAGTTACATTGTATGGGATACTTACCCAACCTTTGCTCAATAGAGAAACAGCTACTATAATTAGTCATCATAGAGATGATAGATACATTGTAAGATTAAATAGCGGAAGAAGTATATCAATTTCAATAAGAAATATGACTATAAATCGAGGTTTAATAAATGAAAGTATAATTAACAATATTAATGGAATTATTAATAATATTAGAAGGGAAAACGATATTTCACGTATCGTTAGTCAAATTATGATGCCTGGATTAACTCTAACAAATATATTAGACAGTTTATATAATTCCCAATTTAGTAATAGTTCTTTTAACAATAGGTAAGACATCATAACTATTCATTATATTATCAGTATCTTTACTATCAATTAATTTCCATCTTAGGAATGTTTTTGGATTCATTGTCCAACTATCTTTATCTGTATTAGGTGGTATTTCTCCAACATCGTATTTAGATGAAATATCATTATCAAAAATATAATTAAATACATGGTCGGAACTAATATATTTTTGTAAATGTTTTTGTATTTGATGACGTTCGGGACTATAAAATGAGCCAAATATAAAGCAATAAAGATTTGATAGATTTGATAAATTAGTAATTTTTTTAAAATCTTGAATAAACATGTCAAGTAATCTATTAACTATTGCCCCGCCATAATTTTCACCAATTAATATAATTTTTTTTCCATTATTTAAATCTCCCAAAATGTTATCATAGGCGTCCTTAACTATTTTTTTTGTATTTCGTATTTTATGGAGGTTTTTGCCTATTTTCATATTTTCAAGGGCATTATACATAGAATTGTCAAATCCAATATGAACTTCGGAAATTTTATTATCCATAAATTTTTTTACATCATATTCTAAATCAATTTTATCTTTATTGTAATTATATCCAACAAAATAATAAATAACTATATTTTTGGTAACTTCTTCTTTCCTGATAGTATAAAGTTGATCTTCTAACTCTTTATTTTTAAGCTCAATTTGTTCATTAATAGATATGTGTGTTTTGATGAGAATATTCAGTTTATCTAATTCTAAATTATACCGTTTTGTCATTTCATCAATAAGGTTTTGTTTATCATTATTATCAGTGTTAAATTCGTTTACCTTATCAGTTAAAGCTTCATTAACAACTTTATATTGTTCTAATTCGCGTGTTATTTCGCTTAATTTACTAACCAGTTTACTATTAGTAACGTTTAATTCAAGATGTTTGTCTTTTAATCTATCTATTTCTAGTAAGTTATTAGCACTATTTTTTTTTAGTTCTTCAACTTTAATAGTGAGTGTTGAGATTTCAGAATTTTTACTATTTAATTCTTCTGTAAACGCACTTTTAGTATTGGATTTTCTCCAGCACATTTATATTATTAGGCAACATAATTCGTTTCAAAAAAAAAAGTAAAAAGTCTTAATAAATAAAATGACAAATCTTAATATAATTGGAAAATCCAGAACATTGGGATTATCTAAGATTAAAATGTTAGTTTTTGATATGGCAGGGACGACGGTAAACGAACATGGAATAGTCTATCAAACAATGTTTAGTACACTTAGTAATTATGGATTAGGTGTAAAACCAGAAGAAATTCATAAATGGCATGGAGCAAATAAATCAGAAGTATTTAATCATTACCTTAACAAGAGTGATATATTTAAAATGCATTCAGAAACCTATCAAAATAATTTCAGAAAAGAAATATATGACAAATTTTATAAATCCCTAGAAGAACAATATTTTACATCTGATAAAATATCTTTAATTCATGAAGATTTACCTAATATTTTTACTAATATTAGAGAGTCTGGAATTAAAATAGCATTAAATACGGGGTATAATAAAAGTATTCAAACTGCGATAATTAATAAATTAGGTATGAATGAATTTATAGATGATTATATTTCAAGTGAAGAAGTATCAAGAGGAAGACCATACCCTTTTATGATTCATAGTTTAATGGAGAGAAATAATATAAAAACAACTAATCAGGTTGTTAAATTTGGAGATACAAAAAATGATATAATAGAAGGTATAAATGCACAGTGTATTGCTTCTATAGGAGTATTATCTGGTGCTGATAATTATAACACATTATCAAATTCTACTATAATAATCGATGATATTACTAAAATAGAACTATAATTTATCTAAAATTTTAAATTTTTGAATAATTAATAATACAATATACAAATAAATTAAACCTAATGTAATAAAAAGAATTGGATTAAGATTAAATATTAATGGTATAATACTTTTTAAATTAGAACCTTCAAAATCATTAATTACTAGTTGTTCCGGTAAATGAATACCATATTCTTTAAAATAGGGTATAATAATTTTATTGTAATAAACACAATTTTTATTAATATCTTTTTGACCAATATGGCCGCATAATCTGGGGTTGATTTCTAAAAAGTAAATATTATTGTCTTCAGTAATTATAAATTCAAACTCAATAAGTCCAGAGTAATTAAATTCTTTTATCACAGCTTCACTAAATTGTTTTGATAAATTATAGAGTATAGGATCATCAATTTTACGAGTTCTTATACTCCCTAATATAAAGTCGGCAAATACTAATCCATTATCGCTTAATCCATTATCGCCTACAATTGTAAAAAGGTCGCTAATAATAACACCATTTTTAGATATAACATCCAATGAATAAATTTTGAAATTTTCAAATTTGGGTTGAACTACACTATCTTTTAATGAATTTCTTGTTCTTTTAAGAAGTTGATTTTTATTTAATATTGTTTGATAAAAGGCGGCATATCCAGTATTATTTTTAATAATATATTTTTCACTGCTATTTATTTTTACAAATTCTTCTAATGAATATTTTGAATCAACCGTAAAAGTTGGGATTTGTCTAACCTGTTTATGTTTTTTAACAAGTTGATAACATAATGTTTTGTTATCTAATAACTCATAAATATTAGTTAAAGAGCTGAAAAATTTAGAATGTTTTAGTGAATTATAATACTGCTGAGAAGGAACATCTAAAGGAATAACTATATCATATTTGTTTATATCTTTAACCGATATAAACGACGTATGTCTAAAATAAATATTAAGTTCTTTGTAACGAACAAGAGAATCATATAATTCTAGTCCTAACATTATAGGTGAGTTTATTTTAGTAAATAGAAGTAATACATTATAGGTCATATTAATATAGATAAAGAAAAAATGATATAGTTAAATATATAGATGAATAATAATAATTTAACCAATGATGAAAAATTCTTTCTTAATAAGCAAGTTATAAATAATTCAGAAGAAGTAAAATTAGATATTAATAATATCGTGTCGAATATTTCTCCTGATAATGAAATACTTCTATTAGGTGAAAATACACATGGAACAAAAGAATTTTATACTCATAGATCATTTATATCTAAATATATGATCGAAAATATGGGATATAGGGTTATATTATTAGAAGCAGAATGGCCTGATATTATAAGAGTAAATGAATATATTCAAGATTATGGTTTTGATAAATCTGCTAATGAAGCAATGGGAAATATAACAAAATTTCCTATTTGGATGTGGAAAAATAGTGTAACGTATGAACTTATAGAGTGGTTAAAGGTGTTTAATAAAAAGAATAAAGATAATATGGTGTATGTATTAGGTATAGATTGTCAGCAATTTCTAAAATCAATAAAATTTATTTTAGATTACCTAAAAACTCATAATCACCCTTTCTATGAAAAAGCTAATTTGACTTTGGCTATATTTAGACAATTTATTACAGAAAGTCAGTATGCTATAGGTGCTGTTCATGGCTCAATAAAACCTATGGTAAATAATATAGTTGGCAATTTACAAGGTCTTTTATCTACTTTTCAATGGGATCATGTTGATTCTTTTTTGGATAATCTAGATGTGTCTAAAAAAGATAAATTAGATAGAATAAGCTGTGAACAGTCTTTTGAAATCTTAGTTAATGGTGAAGAATATTTTAGAAAAATGTTAGAAGAACCTCCTGGTTCAAATGCTTCTTGGAATACGCGAGACCAACATATGTTAATGACAATTATGAGAATAAGAAACCGATTATCCCAAGTAAATAAAGATATGCCTAAAATAATAGTTTGGGCACATAATAGTCATATAGGAAATTCAAATGCTACATCACGAGGTGGTAAAACATTTGCGAATAATAATAGTTGGAATGTAGGACAGATGGTAAAGGAAATGTTTCCTAAATCTATAGCTATAGGATTTTATACAAATATAGGTAGTGTTACAGCAGCTGAAAAAGATGGGAGAATAGGATTGACACAAGAGCTAAATTCAGCACATCCGCTTTCATATGAACATTTATTTAGTAATTTATGCCATCATCTTAAAGTAAGTGAATTCTACATCGATTTGAGAAAATATAAAAATTATAAATCAGATAATAATGGTATCACAGTTAGATTAAATACACCTTATAGAGATATATATACCGGCGAGCAATTTACTCCAGTAAATGTTTTTACTGATAAAAAGAAAATGACATATTTAATAGATAGCACTAATAAAAAACATCTTTTTGTAAATCCATATGGAACAATAGTTAAAAGATGTAGACCACTCGATGGCTTTGAATATGCAGATAATTTTTCATTGTATAATAGTGATTTACTTCAAAGATGGATTGGTGTTAATTACGTAAAAGAAACTGAAATGGATTCTCACTATGGTGAATCTAAATTAGCACACCAATTTGATTTAGTGGTATTTATTAATAAGACAACTTTTCTTGATTAATTTGTTTATACTAGTTAAAATAAATGTTTGTTGATAATAATTAATGAAACACATACTAATTAGAAGCATGTTTGCGAAACATTTTAATCGAGATCCTAAAACATATACTTTAGATGAATTAGAGGAAGACTATCAAAATGAAATAAAGAAGTTTAGTGAAGCTTATCTTACAGGTTGTCAGTGGTATGTAGGACCAAGTTTTAAAGAATATTATCTTACAAGAAAATTCGATCGTAGATTTTTTGGACCTGCTGCTGGGTATGCTTTATACCATATTTTTAACTAATTCTAAAAATTAGTTAGTTAAAATTATGTTATTAACTTTTTACTGTATATTAATATGTCTAACAAAAGATTATTGAAAGAATATAGAGATATTATCAAAGAATCTATACCTAATATTCACACAAAACCCAATGAAGATAATATTTTACATTGGAATTACATAATAGTTCCCAATAAAGAGCCGTATAATGGAGGATACTATCATGGTATTTTAGAATTTCATAATGAATATCCTATGAAACCTCCTTCGATAAAGATGTATACACCGAGTGGAAGATTTGAAACCGGTGAAAGAATATGCTTATCTATGAGTGATTATCATCCTGAAACATGGAATCCGTCTTGGGGTGTAAGAACGATTTTATTAGGATTATATACTTTTATGATTGATGACGATTTTTCAGACGGAACTATTGGTAGTATTAAAGATACTTATGAAAATCGTAAACATATGGCCTTATCAAGTTATGATTATAATAAATCCAATAAATACTTTGAAGAACTATATGAAGAATTTATAATATTAGAAAATACAACCAGTGTATCTAATGATGAGAAGGCAAAATGTAGATATTGTTTTGAATCTTCAGGAACTTTAATATCGCCATGTAAATGCGAGGGCAGTAACAAATATGTTCATCAACAGTGTCTGGCTAAATGGCAATATAATAGTATACTTGCCCAATCAACACACCCTAAATATCAAACAAATATTGAAAAAATATGTAATGTTTGTGGAAGTGAATTCAAATTTAAAGAACATTCGCGAGAGCAATTAATGCTTAAATTTACTGGAGAAGAAATCGCAAATATGATAATTACAGGGTGTTATTTGGTATCATCTAAAAAAAGTTCAGAGGATAACTTAAAGTTAATAGAAAAATATAAGAATGATAAATCATTATGCGATAACCTTAAGCACTGGACACAATCAGTATTTTTAGTTACAAATGTTATAGGAACAGATGGTAATTCCAGTATAATAGGTGTAAGTATTACTAATAAAGTATCAATAGATAATTATCCACAACTGTATTTTAACTGGATAAAATTAGATAGACATCCATACATAAGTAATAAAAAAATATCTCATTTTATAGGTGGACCATGTAACCCAAATATACCTTTTTATTTATTAAATGTAAGTAGCAGCTGCATAAGTAATATAGATTTACAAAGATTTAATATAATGAAAGTTGTAACTGATACAGAGAATACTATAATATTTGGGCAATTATATGAATTTCTAAATCAAGATGTAGTTGAAATACTAAGAAATGTAAATTCATTATCAATAATTTGGGGTATAGCTGGATGGTCAAGAACACAATTACTGGGAGAAATTGCGAGAGGAGGATGGGGTTTGAGTAAACCCCAATTATATAATTCTAATGTAAAATCAAATTTATGGGGTGATTTTTTAGAAAAAGAAAAAGTGATATTTTGTGGAGAAAATGATTATTTAAAGATTTTTGAAAAATAAATAAAGTGTTTTTCATTTAAAAACAGACTACTAATCTTTAGGTATATGACAGATAAACCACTTCCAACGAATAATTTAACTGAAGAAAATAAATTTAAAGTTCCTATAATAGTTGAATATATTTGGCTTGCTGCAGATCAATCTATAAGAAGTAAATCACGAACATTATATATTGGAGAACAAAATGAAGCTACACTTGATAGAATTCCTGAATGGAATTACGATGGTTCAAGCACAGGTCAGGCTCCTGGAGATTCATCTGAAATTATATTAGAACCAGTTGCGATGTATAATGATCCATTTAGGGGAGGAGAAAATAAGTTAGTTTTCTGCGAAGGAACACAATCAGGTAAAACAGTTAAGGGATATAATAGAAAGAAAGCATTAGAAATTTTTAGTGCTAGAAAAGATGAAGAAATTTGGTATGGTTTAGAACAGGAATATGTATTATATGATGGATATGAATATGGTGAAGGAAGCCATCGTCAACATCGCACAAAAATAGCTACATACCAAAAACCACTTGGACATAAAACACATAAAAGCACCTCGGTGGTCAATACGGAACCTCAAGGACAATATTATTGTGGTATAGGTTCTCAAAATATAGTAGCCAGAGAAATAATGGAAGAACATTACAATAAGTGTCTTGACGCAGGTTTAACAATTTCAGGAACTAATGCTGAAGTAATGTTAGGTCAATGGGAATATCAAGTAGGACCATGCTTAGGAATTGATGCGGGAGACCAACATTGGATGAGCAGATATGTTCTTGAAAGAATATGTGAAGATGCTGGTTTAATTGTAAGTTGGCATCCTAAACCTGTAGAAGGAGATTGGAATGGTTCTGGATGCCATACTAATTTTAGCACTAAAACTATGAGAGAAAATGGTTCACATAAAGTTTTTGAAGAAGCTATTGATAAACTTGAAAAAAATCATCATAAACATATTACTGCTTATGGTGAAGGTAATGATAAAAGATTAACTGGAGAACATGAAACGGCATCAATTAATGATTTCACCTCGGGTGTTGGAGACAGAGGAGCATCAATCAGAATTCCTTCAAGTGTCCATAAGACTGGTTATAAATCTGGATATTTAGAAGATAGAAGACCGGCGAGTAATTGTGATCCATATATTGTAACGTCTCTAATTGCTGAAACAATATTGCCTAAGTAAATAATTCTAAACTATAGAATCAAATGTTTCTTCTTTAGGTTTATTATTCCAATAATCTAAAACGTGTTCATATGTATCATTTATTATTTTTTTTATATTAATTAAAGATTCTAACATTATGTTTATCAATATTAACAGAACTTTAATACAGTATAAATTTAATTCTTGAGTTTTATAATTAGAGAAATTATATTATATATATATATACATATGCCCAAACTTTACCAAATTAAACAAGCTAAAAAAGCAGCCAGAGCCGATTCAGGTGCCTCAGCACGTGTCGAAGCAGAAGAAAGAGCCAGAGTAGAAGCAGAAGCAAGAGCTAGAGAACAAGCCGAAGCAGCCGCCAGAGCGGCATCTAAAGCAGAAGCTGATGCCAGAGAAGCCGTCGCTAAAGCAGAAGCCGAAGCCGTCGCTAAAGCAGAAGCCGAAGCCGTCGCTAAAGCAGAAGCCGAAGCCGCCGCTAAAGC